TCTCTTATTTCTCCCCGATTGGTCCGATTCGATCCGCCAACAACCGAAAGGCCTAGGTCATGACCCCAAAGAATCCGGAAATGCCAGAGGATAAACCGATGGGCATCTACCTATCACTAAATTCTGCAATCTCGATGGCAAACTGGCTTGCCCCAACTGATGTGGCAGCGTTGACATTAGCCAGGCGAATTGCCACAGCACTTGACACTGCCTTTGACATGGGCGATCTTAAAGAGGCAACACCTTTGGCGGCTAAATATTTATCGGTACTCCAGCAGCTGCACTTAACAGTTGAAACACGAACAACAGGAAAACAGGGCGAGGAAAATGACGGGACAAACCATGTCGGAAACTATTTACGGCTACTCCAAACCAAGGATTCAAAGCAAGCCGCTAAACCTGCCAAGCGCAGGGCCAGTGGTAGCGCAACTAGCTGATGAACTAGGTGTCCCACTTTTAGACTGGCAAAAGTATGTGCTGGATGATGCGTTGCAAATCATGCCCGATGGGCGATGGGCGCGGTCGAGTGTAGGCGTATTGGTTGCTCGCCAGAATGGCAAGACCCACATGATGCGGATGAGAATCCTTGCTGGCTTGTACATCTTTGGTGAAAAGAACGCGATCGCCATGTCCCAAACTCGCCAACTATCGCTTGACACTTTTAAGCAAACAGTTGACATGGCCGAAAGCCTGGACTGGATGCGAAAGCGGATTAAGCGAGTATCCCGAACAAACGGCCAAGAGGAATTAGAGGTTTATTGTCACCATTACCCCAAGGCATGCAACGGTAAATGTGAGCGCATCAGAAAATACTCAATCCGAGCAGCTACGAGCGAGGGGCCACGCGGTAGTACCGCCGACTTGCTTTATGTCGATGAACTCCGTGAAATCGATGTGGCAACTTGGGCAGCGGTAACTCCGATCACCCGAGCCAGACCCAATGCTCAAGTGTTTTGGACTAGCAACGCAGGTGACCTGACTAGTGATGTATTGAATGAGCAACGCCGCCGAGCCTTGACCTTTGCCAGCGATCGCATGGGATACTACGAATACAGCGCACCAGCAGGTTCATCGGTTGACGACATTGAGGCTTGGAAAATGGCCAACCCTGCAATGGGTTACACGATCAACGAGCAAAATATTGAAGACGCTGCAACCTTTGACAGCCCTGACGCATTTAAGACCGAGACCTTGTGTATGTGGGTGGATGCGATCGACAGCCCTTGGCCAATGCAAGTGTGGAACGAGTGCGAATCGGATGTGGCCCTGGAGGATGGCTTGCCGACATGGATGGCAATGGACTTGAACTTTAACCGTGAACTGGCTTGCCTGGTAACTATTCAGCAACGGGAATCAGGCTTTGGAGTATTCCTGCACGAATGGAAAAAAGAGGGCGGTATCAATGACTTAGAACTGGCTGGCGAAATTGCCACCCTGACTCGCCGTTATCGCCCAAGGGTGCTGGCCTATGATCCAAACACCGCTGGGTACATTGCGCCAAGACTTGCCCAGGCTGGAGTACCGGTAGCCCCGACACCTTGGAATTCTGCCAACTTTGCGATCATGTGTGACCAGACAATGAACGCGATGCAGTCGCGGCAGCTGCTACACCCAGCGCAGGAAACTATGCACTCTCATTTGGTCAGTTGCGCTAGACGCCCGGCATCAGACGGAGGTTGGCGCATTGCTCGCAGGGCGGCGCAAGTGCCTATTAGCGCGGCAGTTGCTTTGGTCATGGCGGTGGGTCATGCGACAGAGCCACAACAAAGTGTGAGTATCATTAGTGCATAACCCTGCCTTGGGTTCACCCGAGGTCGGCCAGTTATTAAAGAGGGATCAAGAACCACTAGGACTAACTGGCCGATCTGTGTGACAACACGCGCAACAAAGTGACAAGCGGTGACAAAATTACACAAAGTCAGTTGCTCATGATTAAATGCAAAAATGGGATTCATAGATTTTTTGCTAGGTACACCTACCGAGAAACCACAGATCGAAGCACGAGCAGGCATTGCAATCCCGTTTTACCAGGATGCATACTTTACGCCTTTTAACACTTTCCGCGTTGACCGCTCAAGTGCAATGCAAGTCCCAGCAGTTGCCAGAGCCAGAAACATCATCGCAGGTACTATCTCAACCCTTGGCCTAAACTCATACAACGAGATCACGGGGGCCAAGGTCGAGGGTCGCACGATCTTGCGTCAACCTGATCCAGCCTTGCCATTAGCTGTGACAATGGCTTGGACTGTAGAGGATCTGTTATTTCATGGCCGATCATTTTGGCAGGTGCTTGAAGTAAGCCCAGAGGATGGCCGACCAACACAGGCTCGCCGAATTGACCCAACTCGGGTGACTTTTACAACTGATTTGAATACCCAAGAGATCGTTAACGGTTTCTACATCGAGGGCGGCTTATGCCCGACAACTGGTGTGGGATCACTGATCATGTTTAGCGGCATGGATGAGGGAATTCTGAACCGCGGTGGCCGTACTATCTCAACAGCCTTGAAACTTGAGGAAGCCGTACAGCGTATGGCCAGCGAGCCAAACCCAACCATGGTGATCAAGAATAGTGGCGTGGATCTACCGCCAGAGCAGGTATCAAGTTTGCTGGCCCAATGGAAGCAAGCCCGAGCCACACGCTCAACCGCTTACCTATCAGGCCCATTGGATGTAACCACATTTGGCTACGATGCCGGACAAATGCAACTTACTGAATCACGCTTAAACACCGCAGCTGAAATTGCTCGTATGTGTAACATCCCAGCCTGGTACATCAACGCCGAATCAGCCAGCGCCACTTACTCAAACGTAAGCCAAGAGCGCCGAAGCCTTGTCGATTTCTCATTGCGCCCATTCATGAGTTGCATAGAGGAAAGACTGACCATGAATGACGTAACACCAAGAGGTCAGAAAGTCAGATTTGATCTTGACGATTACCTACGCGGTAACCCACTAGAACAGATCGAAGTCCTTGGCAAAATGCTTGACTACGGCTTAATCACCGTAGAGGAAGCCCGTGAGGAAATGGATCTTGCACCGAGAGGAAATGAATCAAATGCAACTTAGTTTCGAGGGTCAAGTATTGGCCGCAAATGTTGAAACGAGAACTATCAAAGGTTTGGTAGTCCCGTTTTCTAAAGTTGGAAATACATCAGCAGGCCCAGTGCGCTTTGAGTTTGGCGCGTTTGGTGACATTGACCCAAGCCAAATTGTGCTTAATGCGGAACACGACAGAACCCGTCCCCTAGGTCGCGGAGTCGCGGAGTCTTTAGAAGTCAGCCCTGCTGGCATTTCAATGGCTTTTAAAATTGCACCGACCAATGCTGGCAACGATGCTTTGATCGAAGCCGCCGAGGGATTGCGCCCGGCATTTAGCATTGAAGCCAATGTCAACGAATACAGCATCGAAAAGGGTGTCATGGTTGTATCAAGCGCCAACCTAGAAGCCGTTGCACATGTAACAAACCCAGCATTCAAGGATGCACAGATTTCGCAGGTCGCAGCTAGTGAACCTGACGATGAAGCCACCGAAGCAGAACAACCTGCCGAGGAACAACCACAGGAGATCACAGTGGAAGAAACAACCGCACCAGTGGCAGATGAAGTGACCGCAGCAGCGGTTGTTACTGCCGCAGCACCAGTGGCTTACGTAAAGCCACGTTCACCAATCAACAGCCAAGCAACATACTTGGAACACAAGATCAAGGCAACAATGGGCAATCACGATTCAGCCCAGTATGTAATGGCCGCGGATGATTCGTTCTCAACGAATCCTGCGTTCAGCCCTGTTTCGTACTCGAACCAAGTAATCGACACATCAATCGGATCACGTCCAGCTATTGATGCAATCGGCACACGCGCAATTTCAGCTGCTGGAATGGTGATTTCTCATCCGAAAATCACAACCAACGGAACTGTTGCAGACACCAACGAAGGTGCAGCACCATCCGAAACTGGCATTGTCAGCTCGTATGTAAATTTGGACGTTAACAAATTTGCTGGAATGCAGCGCTACAGCCTAGAGGTCCTCGAAAGGTCTAACCCAGACTTTTTCCAGGCAATGGTCGACAACATGACACGCGCCTACAACAAGGCAACTGATGCAGCAGTAATCGCAGCACTAACCGCTGGCGGAACACAGGCAACTGCAACCGCAGCAACAAGCGCTGGCATCATTTCCTACGTTTCCACAGAAGCCCCAGCTGCTTACCTAGCAACTGGCGAATTGCCAAGCGCTTACATCGCAGGTACTTCACAGTGGTCACTACTCATGGGTGCAACCGACACAACTGGTCGCCCAATCTACAACGCATACAACCCAGCCAACAATGGTGGCGTAGCAGGCCCACAAAGCCTACGCGGCAACGTACTTGGTCTAGATCTATACGTTGATCCGAATGCAGTAGCAACAACCATTGATGAGTCAGCATTTATCGTGACACCATCAGCAGTTGCGATCTACGAATCACCGATCCTACGCATGTCCACAAACGTGGTCACATCTGGCGAAATCGAAACAATGCTTTACGGCTACCTAGCCGTTGGCGTTTTGACCGCTGGTGGCGTGCGTCGCTTTAACCTGACATAAGTCAGCGTTAGTTAGAAGTGTGGGGGGTGCGGCCCTGTGCCCCCCACACACTTACACAATAGGAGGATAAAATGCCATTGATCGCACTTAGCGAACTCAAGAGCGTGTTAGGCATTGGCAACATCTATGCCGACTCCGATGTGCAAGAGGTTGCCGATGCAGCCGAAAACATAATCTTGTCCTACCTAATTTTTGATGATGTAGCCATTAACGGCGTTCAGCTGACAAACAATGTCGCTCGCTTTTATTGCTACGACAACACATTCGTAATCGGTCAGGCTTTAACCGTGACCGGATGCGGCTCACCTTTTAACGGCTCACGCACAGTCAGCAAAACTGGCTATGACGAATACGGCGTATCTTGGTTTGAAGCTGCAATCACAAACGCCGACATCACGAAGCGCAGAATCATCCCGAATGGCCGAGCAGTATTGACCAGTCAGGCGACTTTATATGATGCCGTGCCAGAATGTCGTGAGGCAGCGTTGGCCGTAGCGTGTGACCTGTGGATTACACGCACCGGAACTTTAGGCCAGCAGGGTGTCGACTTCCAAAGCCCTGCACCTTACCGACTAGGTCGCTCAATGCTCACCCGAGTATCAGGCCTACTTGGCAAGCACCTAGATACCCGAGGCTACCTTGGCTGATCTAGCAACATACCGGGACAACCTCGCCGCAACTCTCGCAGCTGCTGGTCGGGTTGTTTACGCATGGCCAAATGAGAACATCACGCCACCAGCAATTGTGCTAGTGCCTGGATCGCCTTACATCACAGTTGGCTCGATCGGTGGCACTCGCTTGCACGTTCGCTTTGACATCACTTGCATCGTCAACGCCGCCGACAACCGCGCCGCCTTGGCCAACATCGAAACCCTAATTTTGTCAGTAACGGATCTACTAGCCAACAACATTTCGTTTTTGGGTGGTTGGTCACAGCCGACAGTCCAGCAGATCGGAAACGCCGATATGTTAATCAGCCAACTCAACATTGAGATGGTTACAACTAACTAGAAAGGCATGAAATGCCAGCAACCTATATCACTGGGCGCAACCTAACGCTCAGCATCAATTCGGTATCGTATGCCGATCAGGCATCAACCGTTACCCTTGAGCGCGAAAACAATCAGCAGGTACTTGAGGTACTGTCAGGTCGCGCTTACAAGACCGTAGACAAGACCGCCACACTAAATGTGGAACTATTTTTGGATGACACATCATCCGCTGGCATCATCTCGGCCCTTTGGGATGCAGCCAACACAGCACCTGACACATCATTGCCATTTAGTTTTGATGTCAACGGTGACACATTTACTGGATCAGTATTCCCAGTATTCCCAACCGTTGGTGGCGCGGCCACTGACGTATTGACCACCAGCCTCAGCTTTGTTGTTGAGGATGGCACAGTCGCTAGAGCATAACGAATAGAACAGGGCAACCATTATGAAATACGAAATCACTACAAAACAGGGCAACAAATACATAGTGAGCGACGACTCGGCTTGGCTGTGGATCGAGATTGAAAGAGAACTCGGTTTCACGGTCAGCCAAGCAGCTGAAAAGATGAGCCAAGGATCATTGGATGTAATTACTTGTATGTTTTTTAAGGCCGCTAAACAGGCAGGGCATACAAAGTTACCAACCCAGCAAGCCTGGGTTACTAATGAGTTTGACTCGTTTGAGGTGGTTGAGGAAAACCCAAAAGAGAGTTGAGGGATGTGCTGGTAAAGATAGCAGTATCAACCGGCATTCCAGTTTCAGATCTTATTGAGTGGTCGCTTACAGATGTAAACACAGCACTAATGCTGTTAAAAGAGAGGAATGGTCATGGCTGATAAAGTAACAATCAAAATGCAGCCTGACATTTCTCAGTTGCGTGGTTTGCTTAAAGCATTAAACCAAATGGATGAAGATAGCAAAAAAGGGTTGAAAGAGGAGGTCACTTCAATTTCAATGTGGTCAGCCAATGCAATTCGTTCTAGTGGCTATACAGGTGCTCGCTACCCAGCACAAGCTGCAATTGTCGTTAATACTGTGCGTGGAAACAAGGACCGAATACCAAATGTCACGATTGGTGGTTCGCGTGGTCGAGTATCCGGTGGCGCAAATGCTGGAATCTTGCTATTTGGCAATGAGTTTGGCAGTGACAGAAACATATGGGGATCAAAAGGTTTGTTTGCTAACGGCGGTTACAAGTTTCCTGAGCGATCGCCAGGTTATGGCAGAGGCAACAGAGGTTATTGGATTTTTCCTACACTTAGTGCTATTCAGCCAGAAATCACCCGACGTTGGAAAAACGCCGTTGAAAAGGTTTTAGATAATTGGAACAAGGGAAGCGGTGGCGGCCTTGGCTGATGTAAGAACACTAAAACTTAATTTACTTGCCGATGTTGACAAGTTTGGTCAGGGCATGAAAGATGCCGATAAGTACGCATCGGGACTTGACGACAATATTGGTCGTTACTCAAAGAACATGGCCAAGGCTTTTGGCGCGGTTGTGATTGCAGCTGGTGTTATGGCAGTCCAAATTGGTGTACAAGCAATTGATGCCGCAAGTGATCTTGAGGAAAGTCTAAGCAAAGTACAACAGATTTTTGGTGGTTCTGGTAAAGAAGTAGTTAAGTTTTCAAAAACGACCGCCAAAAATCTTGGTATTTCACAAAGAGATGCTTTAGATGCCGCTTCAACCTTTGCCACCTTTGGTAAAAGCGCAGGCCTGGCTGGTCAAGAATTAGTCGATTTTTCATCTGACTTTACAACTTTAGCGGCGGATTTTGCTTCGTTCTATAACACAAGCCCCGAGGATGCCATCATCGCAATTGGTGCGGCTTTAAGAGGCGAATCAGAGCCAATCCGCAAATATGGCGTTTTGCTGGATGACAACACCTTGAAACAACAAGCGTTAAAAGATGGAATCTATGATGGCAATGGTGCTCTTACTGCGCAGGAAAAAGTTTTAGCCGCATCAAGAGTCATTATGGATCAATCCAAAGATGCCACAGGCGATTTTGCAAGAACATCAGATGGTCTTGCAAATCAAAGTCGAATTACAAAAGCAAGAATTGAGGATCTAAAAGGTGAAATTGGCGAAGGATTATTGCCAGTTGCGCTAACAATGGTTACTTTTTTCCAAGATAAGGTTTTGCCGATTGTTCAAGACGTGGCAGATGGTTTTGGCGGCAAAGACCCTAATGGACTCAGTGCAAGAGCCATAGAACTCGGGGCAAGTCTTGGAGACACTGGGGCTTATAGTTTAGGCGCATCACTTAAAACTCTTGCTGAAGCTTTTGGTGAATTGTTTAAGGCGTTGTCTAGTGGAGACTCAACAACAGCAAACAGTACTTTGCAAACTTTTGCAGATGTCTTAAATGCAGTTGCAGGGGCTATTGAAAAAGTTGCTTCCGTTTACAGAGGTGGCAAAAGCATTGGTGGCAAGTTACTTGACACAATTATCATTGGTGAGGGCAAGGCTGGATTTTTAAGTGGTTTGCCAGGACTACCTTTTGGAAACCAAGGCCCAGCAGGTAACAGAGCAGCTGGTGGATCAGTCATGGCTGGCGGTGCTTACCGCGTAGGAGAATTTGGCCCAGAATTATTTGTCCCAAGTGGCTCGGGATCAATTCGCCCGGACAATGGATCTGGCCAAGGCGTGACCATTATCATGAACGGCGTGATAGATGGCGAGTCGGCTCGCCGTAGCATCGAACGATTGTTGCAAGATTCCTCACGCCGTACAGGCGCGGTCAACCTTGTTGGGGCAACATTGTGACAACGTATGACCCGTATCCAACAGTCACTTTTGCAGGGACTACAACATACGCTGATCAGACGATCTCATCAATCTCGATCCGTATGGGGCGCGATGATGTAACTACTCAACCGCAACCAGGCTATGCATCAATTAGCCTTTGGACTGATGCCAGTGAGCCTTTAAACGTGGCCTTGAGTCAGTCCGTGTCAATCTCAATCGACAAGGGAACGACAGGCACACAGGAAATCTTTGCAGGGATCATCTCGGACATTGACATCAGTCTGTCGGCCTATGGGTCAGAGGGATCAATCGCCGTTTATTCCATCACAGCCGTTGGGCCACTTTCACAGCTGAACCGTCACTTGGTCGGCGCGACAGGCTACGCCAAAGAGTTTGACGGCACTCGAATCCTAAACATCCTGACCGAAGCCTTTTTGCAGTCATGGTCAGATGTGTCGCCAACACTTACTTGGGCGCAACTGCCAGCAGGTACAACATGGGCAAGTTACGATGCAACCAACATTGCCTTGGTCAATAACCTGACCGCCAATGTTGATGTGCCTGGGCAGTACGAATTACAGGCATACGCAGCTGCCGAGGATGATGCCTACACACTTACCACCCAAGCCGCTAACTCTGGTCGCGGTGTGCTTTGGGAGGGTGGCGATGGTGACTTGCATTATGACGATTACCAGTCCCGAGCCAGTGCATCCCCATTAACCTTGACAGCCGATGACATTCTCGCCAGAGGCTTACGCACCGCCGCACAATGGGGCGAAATTGTAAACGATGCCAATGTGACATACCGGGCAGGAACAGCCAACAGGCGCGATGAGCAGTCGGTCATTTTGTATGGGCAGTTGTCAGGATCTCGCACGACACAACTTCACAACCTAAGTGATGCTGAAAATCAGGCAGCCGACTTCATCCGATCACGGGCTTACCCAAGAATGTATCCAGAGCAGATCACGATCCCACTGCATTCGCCAACGGTCAGCGATGCAACACGGGATGCACTAGCTGCCGTTTACAACGGCCTACGCATAAACACAACGGCATTGCCAGCAGTCTTTGGCACAACCTTTGATGGCTTTGTCGAGGGCCATACATGGAACTTGACCCGATACACCGCCGAATTGGCTTTGACCTGCTCGGCATACTCCGAAACATACTCATCAATAATTTGGTATCAGTTAAGCCCTACGCTCACCTGGGCGGGGTATACTCCTAGTACGACAGAATGGCAGGATCTATAATGGCTGGACAAACAACGAACTACCTGTTCGATTATCCTACAAGCACTGACTATGTTAAGGATGGCGCAACTGCCATTCAAACCTTGGCAGATGATGTAGATGCTGCGATGTTTTCAGCTTTAAAAGGCAAAAAAGCAGGAATGGTTTTGTTGCAAACGCAAACACCAACAGCGGCAGGTTCGGTAACTTTTGACAATGTATTTAGTGCAACTTATAGGCATTACAGTTTAATTTTAGATTGCACAACTACCGCCAGTACCGCAATCGCTTTGCAACTACGAACATCTGGCCTTTCAACCATTGCAACAAATTACGCCAATCAAAGATTGGTGGCAGGTGGTACATCTGTTAGTGCTGCAAGAAATACAACAGTTGCATCATTCACAATGTTGGGAACGCTTTCAACCACTGCTACAAGTGTAAGAACAAACATTTATTCACCGTTTTTAGCACAGGCAACGCAATTTGATCAAAATGGTATTTGGACATCAGACGGCACACAAATTGAGTATGTGCCATACGTCGGTGCGCACACTTTAGCAACTTCCTATGCAGGAATTATTTTGACAACAGGATCAGGTACAATGACTGGTTCAGTATCTCTCTATGGATGGAACATCTAATGGCTACAAAATCCGAAAAATCGTTTACATTTATTTATGATGCTGAAACTGATGAATTTATAGAACGCGAAATGAATACCGAAGAATTGGAAAATCAAAAACTGATTTTGGATGAATCCATAGCAGAAAAAGCGTTTTATGAGAATCAAAAAAATAACAGAGCGTCAGCATTAGCCAAACTGGCAGACCTAGGGCTAACCGCCGAGGAAATCGCCGCACTTTAACAATCAACACAGGGCCATGACACGAAAGGGCAAATCATGGCCTTACCAATTAAGAACGGCAAGATCACTTGCGCATATAAGAAGCCAGGGAAGATGTGGTCAAAGGGCTACCACACAGGCGTTGACTTTGCAGTACCCACCGGTACGCCAGTCCTAGCAGTAGCTGACGGCAAGATCGAAAACGCCAACTGGGGCAAAGCCTATGGCAACCAAGTTGTGCAAAAGGTTGACGGTGGCTGGGTAATTTACGCACACCTAAACAAGGTACGCATCAAGCCTGGACAGGTTGCCAAAAAGGGTGATGTCATTGGTGAGTCAGGATCGACAGGCAATTCGTCTGGTCCACACTTACATTTTGAAATGCGCGACAACATCCGCTGGTCGGCTGGTAAAGACATTGATCCAAAGGACATTCTGGCATCGTGAAAAAATACAAGACATTTGCGATCCGCGTGGTCGCACTCATTGCATACGAGGGCATGGCAACATTCGGCCTATCATCAGGCGTTGGCATTGAGCCAATCAAGGGCGCGTTAATGGCGGCACTATTGCCATTGGTAGTTGTAATCCGAGAAACGGCTAAGGGCCTTATCGATGACGGCAAGTTAACACAAGCCGAAATGGATGGCGCAATCGCAGAGGCAAAAAAGAAAAAATGAGGCGTGGCCCATTAGTGGGCATTATTGGCGTTTTGTCGGTGTTGCTGGCTGCGCCAGTGGTTGCCCTTGATGCCCAGCCATACGCCGTAGCAGCTGCTAAGACTTCCGGATTATGCAAGAACACAGAGCCGCAGTCTTACAAGTCTAAGAAGTGGACAACCTTTGCAGGGTGTGAGCCTTTTGCATTGGGTGGCGATCGCTCGATGTTTTTTGCTCAACTACGCCTTGAATGCACCAAGCCGCCTAAGTACGTCAAGATGAGATTAGCCAGGCTAACGCCTAACGGCTTGGATACAACTGGAACTAACACATGGGTACTAGGTGCATCCGCGCCACTTAATTGGTCAGGTACAACATGGTGGGAATCAAACACCAAGCATCCAATCGTTGCTCAATTCAAAGTGGTCGGCGGTAAGTGTGTCAGCAACGAGAGGCAGTTTAAATGGTGGCAACCCTGAAGCCTTATCGAGTCGGCCTTGTCGGCCTGATCGTGGGTGCATCAATGTTGTTTAGCAGCTCGAACGCATTCGCCGAGCAAGCCTTAACCACCGTTACTTGCGCAGATCCACAAGGGAATGAGCGACAATTTCAGATTGGTTGGGATAACTCAAATCAGTTTTTTGAGGGTAAGGGCGACATACCGCGCCTTTATTGTGAGGGTGGTTATGCCCAGCCGTACACCATTTACATTTCCGATACCTTGCCCGTTGATAGCCCTTTAAGGTATTACGCAGGGATTGTGCCAACACCAACACCATCACCAAGCCAAACCATAACCACCGAGCCAACGCCTTTGCCATCGCCTACACCAATCCCATCTGTTGAGCCATCAATAGAAACCACACCAGAGCCCACACCGCCGCCACTGCCCGAACCAACTCCAACACCTAGTGAACCAAGCCTTGCGCCAGTAGTGCCAGTAGTACCGCCGATAGAACCGACACCAACACAAACACCAGAACCAGAACCAACGCCACCGCCAGAGCCGCCAACGCCAGAACCCGCGCCACCTGCTTTAGCATCGCCACCGCCTACTATCGAACCGAGTCCACCAGCGTTAGCACCAGAGCCACCGCCAGCACCCCCAATCGTAATTGACCTACCGCCACTTTTAGCGGATATACCGGGCGCAGCGCAGTTAATTGCAGCTGCCGAAGCGGTGCTAAACATCGGGAATGACATGACACCCGAGCAACGAGAGGAATCCCAGCAGGTCGCAGTCGCGGCCGTGTTGGTAACACAAATAGCAAGTAGTGTTAGGAGAGTGAAATGATGAAATGGCTTAGAAAGTACGTTGAGGCGATAACCGCCGATACTTACACCTATGTAGGCCTATTGATCGCCTTTTTCACCCTTGATGGATCAGCAAAAAAAGTTACAGGGCTACTGATACTCATTGGTGTTCTAGTCTGGCTGATCTCATTGCCGTTGCGCGACACGCCAGATGAGTAACTAGACCAATGTCATGTATTGTCATACTATGTCACTAAGGAAAGAGGGCAGATGGAAAAGTATCTAACAGCCAAGGAAGCAGCTGACAAACTACGGGTGAGCGAACGCACACTCATCAGGTGGGAAAAGTCAGGGGCATTAAAGCCAAAGCGAATTGGCGGCGTTAAACGATACAAAGCCAGCGAACTCGATAAATAGAAAAGAGAAACAGGGCATGGGACTACTAACATTTATTGCGTTTGGCGCATTCTTTATCGCTGGCGTTCTTGTCGGTGTAGCAGTAGAGAATAACCACCAACAACAAAAACGCCGTGAGGAATCAATCCGTTACTGGCGTTGGGCAAACAACATTGACAACATCGAGCAACAGATGGTCAAAGATGGGTGGAAACTGTAATGGCTTTCGATTTATCAAACTACGAAGATGTAGATACACGCATACACAGGTTTTGGGAACTGCACGAAAACGGCAGAATCTCAACTGACATTGTTTACCAGGGTCACAATTCCGAAGGGCAACTAAAGCAAGTAATTATTAGAGCCAGAGTTTGGAAAGACAAGACAAGTGGAAAGCCTGATGCAGTTGATTTTGCCGAGGAACTTTATGGCAGCTCACCGGTGAACCGATCAAGTTTTATTGAAAACTGTTCTACCAGCGCAATCGGCAGAGCCTTGGCCACATTAGGCATGTCTAAAAAAGGATCACGCCCAAGCACATCAGAAATGACAAAGGCTGATCGGGTCATTCCAAAAGAGGTTGACCCTTGGGCGTTAGCCGATGAGCCAGCCGAATTGCGCGAATCAGTGCCAGTGTGCGCTCATGGCCACATGGAACGAAAAACAGGGTTCAAGAAAAACGGCGATCCCTATGCAGGTTGGATTTGTGCAGATAAAGGATCAGGCAACCGATGTGAAGCAATTTGGGATCGCTCATGATTTGTGAGCATGGCGCGGATGCGCCTAAGTATTGCGCAATTTGTAGACACCAAGGCATTATGGGCAAAACCGAGGGCATAACCATTGCCAAAGAATCGCAGTTGAACTGGCACGATGAGGCCGTGATTTGCATACGTCAAATGGCTCGTACTGGTAAACCGTTTACAGCCGAGGATGTTGTCAACGAGATTGGCGCACCAACTGGATCAGGCAAAGTTATCGGGGCAGCGTTTAACACAGTTGCACGATCTGGCATGATCTGGCGATGTGGCGAAAGACCAACAGACCGCAAGTCAAGTCACCGCCGAATGTTGGCAGTGTGGCGCGGTGGACAAGTCCAGGAACAAACAAGGATGTTTGATGAGTGAATCAGAGGTCATGCGTTGCACATGTGGCGCTTGGTATTACATCGGCAAGCCTTGTGGGTTTTGTTTGAAATGGAGTAATCGTGGATGAATTGGCAGATGTTTTAAAGGATTTAATAACAGCATTAGAGGCAGTTAAAGGG